AATACCGTAAGGAATTGATTAACCGTTTAAACGGTAAGAATTTTAAAAATGCTGTTAAATCTCATAAATATGAGTGGTCAACTAGAGATAACAGAAAGTTACAATCTACTGTTAATGTTGGTTGTGCTGATGATGGTACTTCTATTGTTGTAAACGATGCTGGTGTCTTTAACGTCGATGACGTTTTTCAAGATGCAGCTGGTTCTCAATATGTTGTTACTGAAGTTAGTGGTGGTGTCGATGTTACTTTTAGATTTTTGACTGGTTCTACAGCTCAAACAACTATGATAAATAACGAAAAAGTTACTATCGTAGGTATGGCTACTGCTCAAGGTAAAAATGCTGATGACATGATTGTCACTCCATTTGCAGATTATTATAACTACACTTCTATTTTAGAAGATGTCGTAGACTTAACTGGAACTGAACATGCAGCTATGATCAGAGGTGAAGAAAACTCAGGTCAGTTGATTGCTAGAAAGCAGATGGAATTGGTTGAGAAACTTCAACGTCAATTGTTAGTTGGTGTAAGAACCGCAGACAAAGGTCGAAAAACTTTCACCATGGGTGGATTGAAGTATATGATCGATACTTACGCTTCTGACAATGTGGTTGATTTTGGTGGCAATATTTGGGCTACTGATAGAACTGTGGAAGATAAGATTGACGACTGTTTGGATATCATTGCTGAAAAAGCTTTTGAGAAACCAGTCATGTATGTCTCTAATGCTTTCATGAAAAAGTTTAAATATATCCAAGACGATACTATGAGAACCACAATCAGCGAGAAATCTCGAGGATTAGGAGTTGTTAAGAAATACAATTCTCATACCTTCGGTGAAATTGAAGTTGTTCAACTTCAAGGTATGGCTGGATTAATGGACGATCTAGTGTTCTTTATTGATGAAAGTCAATTTGGATACAAAGCTATGCAAAAACGAGCATGGTTCACAACTCCACTTGCTAAGATGGGTGATAGTTATAGATGGCAAGTATTAGGTGAATATACGACTAAACTGGATATCCCAGAAGCAGCTGTATATTTACACAATCTTGGACTTTGAGAATAAAATAATATAAATAGGGAGTAGTTCCAAGCTACTCCCTAACACGAAAGGAAATAATTATGTCTAACACAGCAGCTCACAGCGATGCAGATTATACTAACTTTTTAGTTGGTACTAATACTGCTGGAAACAGAGAGGTCTTTCAAGTTCCAGATGGTGCTAGTTATGATCTCGATGCTGAAGATATTGTAAACTTGTATTCAGCAGATTCTGTGGCTTTCCCTTATCCAGCAAGCTAAACTGTTTAATGGTTAAACACTAAAAATACCCTCGTTTAGGCGGGGGTATTTAACGTTTAGACACAAACACATTGATTAAACCTTAATATTAGAATTATAAGGAGAATAATATGTCAACAGAAATTCAAAGTTCAATTAGAACATTAGGTGAAGTATTGTCAGCAATGGCACCTTTTGCTGGTGGTTCTATTCCAAATACAGATACACAAGAATACGAAGATTGGGTAAATTGGATAGGACAAAAACAAGAAGAATATGCAAGACGTGGATTTTGGCGTAGATGTCTGACTAGAGAAGTAATTACTTTAACAGAAGATGATGAAACACATGTTTTGCCAACTCGCTTTCATAAACCAAATGGTTTGTTTGCTTTAGTAGTTAATGGAGTTGACTGGCAAGAAAATCCAAATTCAGATGATCAACATATCTTTATTGAAATGATTAATGATCCAGATGATGATGATTTCGGTAAATGGCAAATGAGATTTTCTACTGCAATAAAAGAAACAGATGACACTGTTGTTTTATGGTATTTTTCTAATCCACCTAAACCAGCTGCGTCTGCCGATATTTTACTTTTACCAGGAGATATGGTTGCTTATGGAGCTCTTCAAGAATATTTTAGAACAACTGGTTCTGAGGGTTCAGAAGATAAAGCTGAAGAAATGGCTGAAAATCGTTTTTCAGAATATCTTAGTTTAGAAACATTACCTGATAAAAGTGAGCTTATTGTTAATTCTGAAAACATTACTCATGTTGACTATCTAGCAAATGCTAGAGCTAGATACGCAACAAGAACTAATAGAAATAACCAATATTAAAGGAATATAAATGTTTGTTAAAGGTAAACGCAGAAGTAATCCTCCTGTAAAAAGATCAGGAAGTAAGGGTTTTCCAGAGGGATTAAATACTTTAGCACATCCATCAACATTAAAAGACTCTGAATTATCTGAGTTGATTAATGGTATCTATTCTCAATATGGAACTATCTCTAAAAGGCAAGGTTCTAAGGTTATTGGTCAAACTGCTGATAATGATGCTACTCAAATTAACACTTTAAAAGCTTCTTACAATATAGATGGAGTTTCAAGACTTATTCGTATATCTGACAATGGAAAACCAGAATACTTTAATTACACTACTGAACTATGGTCAAAATTAACTGATACTGCTCCAGATGGATATTCTGGTAGTACTCCTACTTTTACTTCTGGTACTCCTACTTTTAACACCGACTCTACTACTTGGATTGTTCAAATTGGTTCAAGACTTTATTTTGCCAACGAAGATGATAATCTTGTATGGTTAGATGAAGATGGTTGGCACATCTATACATCTCTAGCTGACCCTACTGTTAAACCAACTGTTACTAAAGGTGGATCTGGTACTGGTTCAACTCGTTACTTTTATCAGTATGTCTGGTATAACGAAGCTGGTGGTACTTTAGCTTCTGATCCTGCTGATGTTGATGTTGATGATAGTGGGACTGGTTGGTTAGGCTCAATGCCTTTAATACTTGATGAAGATACTTATATTACTTTAACCTTACCAGCTACTCCTTCTGGAACTACAAAAATTGGTATTTTTAAATCTAATAAACAAGGTGAAGCATTCTATTTAGATTCTGTTGATCCTGACGAAACTTCTTATGTTGATAAAGGAGAAATTGGAACTGATACTTTTTATGGTGTTCCTGGTTCAAACACGACTGGTGGCTATCACTTTAAATTACTTGATAAATATCGCGGTTCATTAGTTGGTGTTACAGTTGAAGAAGGAGATGATACATTAGTTTGGTCAGGTGCTGCTGCTTTAGGACTGTTTGGATCATTTGCTTTATCTGATGGTGCTGGATTCTTTCCATATCGAAAAGGTGAAGGAACTTCCATTAATGCTATTAAAACTCATGTAGCTTCAAACGATGATGCTTTATTTATTTTTAAAGATGATGTTTTTGGTAAATTCCAATTCATATCAGACCAAGATGTTGGTGGTACTATTCAAGATGTTAATATATCCGTCGGTTCTCTTTCTCCACTTAGCCCTCATGTCGCAGGAAACAACCTCCGATTCTGGTCTAGGGACGGTGCTGCTACGGTTGGCAACGAAGCTAATTACGGCACGATTTTAAGGTATTCTGTGCTGTCTCTTAAAGCTGATGCTATTGTTCAAAGAATTACTGCTGCTAATTTAGATAGAGTTTGTGGAATATTTTACAAATCATTATCTTTATTTGGCATTTCAACTGATATCGCTGGTAATGGTAATAATGCTATGTTAGTTTTTGATGAGAGATATAATGCTTGGTCATTGTGGACTGGGTTATATCCTAAGGTTTTTGCTAAGTATATTGAACCAAATGATAAAATTGAAAGACTATATTACGGTTCAAGTAAAACTGCTGATGTTTTACAAATGTTTGAGGGAAGAACTGATTATAAATCTTCAACTTCTGATGGTACTAAAATTACATTATCTTTAACTACTAAACAATATGATTTAAAATTACCAGATCAGTTTAAGAGATTTGACAGATGCACCTTAGTTTTTGGTTCTTTATTTGGCAACGCTACAACAGTTGGTATTATTAGAGCTGATCACAAGGGTATTACTTCTGATTCTCGTTTAAGAATATCTTCTGATCCAGTTTTATCTGGATTTGGAAATGATGAGTGGGGAGATCAAGAAGTTGGAATGATGACAATAGATGATGGTGGTACTTCAATTAATTTACGATATATTAATCTTAATCAAAAAGATCTATTCTGGGTAAAAATTAACATTCAGAATGATGGTGTTGAAGATGAATTAGATATTATCGGTATCTATCTCTATTATTCTAAGAGTGCTAGACCTCTTACCTTTGATATGAAACTTACAGAATTAGCAGAAACAGTGGAATAAATATGATTTTTTTGGCAAATGATAAATTTCGAGCAACACTTACAGGAACCTGGATTTCAGACCCAGCTGATGGTTCTTTACAGGTTAGTATG